AGACTCAATGGCGTGCCCTAGTCCGCCACTGGGAGACTGAGAACCCTACCTACGATCGTCTCCCCACCTTCATTCAAGATTCCTTGACTAGAAAGTGGGAGGATGTCGATCGTAGGTCTCAGTACTCCTTCTGGTCTCCTCCGAATCTTCGGAAACAGTCCTTCGCTCGTGTTGCCGCAGTCCTTGAGCCACTCAAGGTTCGAACGATCACAGCGATGGACCCTGTTAGGGCCCATGCCTCTCGTCCCCTCCAGAAGAGCCTCTGGAGCCACCTCCGGACCTTTGCCCCATTCGCTCTGATTGGGGAGTCCATCTCGGAGTCTCTTCTTCACGATTTCAACACTAGACATCGTAAGTTGGCCCTCCGCCTCGGTATTAGCCTCGATGGAGACTTTGTCTCCGGAGACTACTCCGCTGCTACTGATGGACTTGATATCCGTCTCTCCAAGCTCTTCCTCGAGTCTCTACTCGAGCTTCTCCCTGAGGAGGACCTCGTCCTCCTCCCCACCCTCCGTGCCGCTCTTCTCGAGCAGGTGATAGTCTACCCTAAAGGGGGTCCTCCACCTGTCTCACAGCATAACGGCCAACTGATGGGCTCTGTCCTCTCGTTCCCCTTTCTCTGTTTGGCTAATCTTTTTGCCTACATGGACTCCTTGGGTAACGATGATTTTGAACAGACTTATCGCCTCATGTCAGATCAGCGTCTTATGCGACGCCTCCCCGTCATGATTAATGGTGATGATATCCTGTTCAGGACAGATGACCTTCATTATCAGAGATGGACTCGTTCCATCACGAAGGTTGGCTTCCGCCCCTCAGTGGGAAAGAACTTCCGTCATAAGAGGTTCTTAACCGTCAATTCGGTTCCCATTGAGTTTGTCCCGGCTCCAAAGACCAGCTCCGAATTCTGGGCGGATATGAGCTGGGCCGACATGTTTGATCTCGAGATGGCGAACCCCGGTTATCCGAAGTCTCTTCCTGACTCCCTAACCGATAGCTTCGCCATCCTCGGCTTCCTCAATGTTGGCCTTTTAACCGGTCAATCTAAATTGACTGGCCGCGACTCCCTGAAGTCTCTACCTCTTTCTGGTTGGCACTTTCAGTCGGTTCTCACGGCTATCAATCCCCGTCAAGCCCACAACTGGTTTCTCCATTATCATATCAAGGAGATCAAACGTCAAACCCAGTTTGGTGGCACCACTCTTAACCTCTTCGCCCATCCCCTTAAGGGCGGACTTGGTTTTGTGGTTCCCCCTGGTGTCGAACCTCGCTTCTCTCCTGAACAGCGTCGTATCGCCCAGGCTCTGTTCCTGTCATCCTCTACTACCTACGAGGGACAGGAATCTCAATTCGATCTCCCTAGTCTCGTCTCCGTCCGGACACCGTCCGCGGGGACTACCCTTCTCGCCTCCCGTAGGAGACGAGTTGAGATCGAACTCTACCCAGTAAACACACCTCTGACAGAGGGTCGTGAGGTATTCCTCGATACCACTCAGGTTTCCCGGCTACCTCTCACAACCTCTTATTGTCTACTGGCCGGAGATGACGATGCTTCTCAAGTCGAGTGTCGTCTCTCCGGGAGACAGATCCGATCTCTCACAAAACGATTTGGGACTCATACTGTCGAGCTTCACCCTCTCGACGAGATGACTTCTTTCCCTTTCGTTTTGGTTCGAGTTGATCGGACAGTCGAAGGCCAGGCGATTTATTCGCCTGAGATCTTCCTCGAGGACGTCCCAACTTCGGATGTCTTCGAAGAGACCTTTCAGCCTATTGAGGCGGACTCTCAGTCCGCTTCGGTCGGGGGATCCATCCCTCCCCCTTCGACGCCTGTCCCGTCCCCTCCTCCCCAAGTCCTCCACGACGGATTCGGTCCTGAACCAAACTCTATCGCCGATTGGGATCTGGATCTTTATGAGCTCCGGGTCCCATCCTCGATTGCTGGTCATGATATCGAATCTGTCGTCCTTGAGGCCCCCGGTGATCCCACCTTCATCAACCGGGGTCAGTCTGGTCGGAAAAGACGTCGGATGGAGGGCTCTGTTCCCAATGCCTTCCGTCCTTCTTCTTACCAGTACTGATCGACCAGGGGGTCCAACGGTGCGTGTTCATTCACGTAGTCCAAAACGGTGGGATTCCTCCCTTAATTTAACCGTACGAACCAAATCGTCTAGAGACTGCACGGCACTCTTCGACCGTTGGATGAACAGTCCCCGTCCTATTCCGGGCCTCCCCCACTGAATACTATGCCTCCCCTCAAGGGAGCTAAGAAAGCCCTTAAGCGTGGCTTTAAAAACGCTAAAAAGGAACTTGGCCCTATCGTCAAGACTATCGCCAGAGAGGCCGTTAGAGCTGCGAAGGCCGAGGCCAAGTCTCAAGGACTTGGTCTCGTCCAGCGTGGTCTCAAGAACGTCTTCGGTTCTGGTGATTACCGAACGAATTCCCTCATTAAGGGTGGGATGAATTCCTCCCCTTCCTTCGGTCCTCCGACGTCTACCTTCCGTCGTCGAGAGTGTCTTGGTTCTATTACGACTTCCCCTACTGCCAGGGACTTCCAGATCCAGAAATTCCGGGTTAACCCCGGTCTGGCCTCTACATTCCCCTGGCTTTCCGGGATCGCTAATAACTACGAGTCCTACCGTCCACGCTCGATGATTTTCGAGTACATCCCCACCTCCGGGATGTCTGTCTCCTCTGGAGACACGTCGTTAGGCTCTGTTACGATGGCTGCCCAATACAATCCTTTTGCTTCTGACCCAACCTCCCTGGTCCAGATTCAGGGCTACAACAATGCCGTCGCGTTCGCTCCTTATGAGAACGCCGCGGCCGGGGTCGAGTGTCTCGCCAATAAACGTCAGGCCGATACTCTCCTGATTAGGAACGCGAACGTGGCCGGTGTCACTCTTAACACCGGCTACGATACTCTCTTTGACCTTTGTGAGTTCTTCATTGCCACCGACGGCTTTCAAGCCGCCAGTGTGGTTATCGGACAGCTCTGGGTCACCTATGAGATTATCCTCTCGAACCCCATTGTACCCATTTCCCTCCCTTTTAACACCGGCTTCCAGATATCTGCCTCCACTACGACAAATTCCGCCACGAACTTGTTCGCCTCTGCTTATTCTCTTAAGCAGTGGGGCTCAGATCAGAGCGTCGTCCCCGCCACTAACACGATCACTATCCCCAACTTCCCAGTTGGTCGATATTGGATCGAACTATTTGTGGTTTGGGGTGCCGCCATCACTAACCCCAATCCCCAGATCGGTCTTAACTCCGGTCCGTGGAATAGTGTTGAGAGTCTAGGTGCCCCACAGGCCTCCCTAGTCAACGTGACCAACTATTGGGGCGCTGTCGTCGCTGATGTTATTAAGAGTCAGGACTCTATGTCTATCGTACTCTCCCAGTTAGGCTCCCCTTCGAACATTGTTCGTTATGACATCATTGTCACTCGGGTACCTGATACTTTCC